ATAAGAAGCGCCTCCGGGGGGTTCTGGGAGGCAGGGCCGTCCTCTCAGGCTACCTGGGCGGGAAAAAATTCTCGCAACTGTATTTGGGCGGCAGCCCGCTGATAAGATAGGAGTGGTTTTATGGCTATCATCAAGCCGCTGAAGACGGCGGCGGGAGAAAATTTGTACCCGGTGACCTCTGCGGCGGCGGTGTACGACGCCCAGGGGGTCCCTCTGGCGCAGAAAACAGAAGGCTGGGACAAGAAGGCGCAAAAGGCCCTCTGCGTTACCGTGACGCTGGCTGCGTCCGGGTGGACGGACGGCGTACAGACGGTGGCGGCGCAGGGGGTCACGGCGGACAACGCGGTGTTCCCCTGCCCAGCTCCGGACAGCTGGGAGGAGGCGGGCCAGGCCGGGGTGCGCTGCACGGCCCAAGCGCCGGACAGCCTGACCTTTACCTGCTCTTCCCTCCCGGCGGCCGACCTTACCTATCAGGCGCTGATTTGGGAGGTGATGTGATGGCTGTGTTTAATCCGGTGATGGTGAAGATGGAAACGGGGCTGCTGGTTCCTGGAGAGGAATATGTGGGCTTTCTGCCGGAAAGGCTGGATGAGACATCGGCGGGGGCCACGACGGTAAGTGTGGCGGCTAATTCACTGGCAGCCACAGGAGGGTATCTGATCCTTCAGGACTATCAGCAATTCGTGCCTTACTTTATTATCCCCGGAATAGACAAAGGGGAAAGTGCACAGCTGATTCTGACAGGAAGCGACTCCAGCAAGGGCGTTGTCAATCTGTCTCGATCCACATTGTCTCTTTCCAGCAGGAATATTGTGATCTCCTGCGCCGACTCCTCTAAGCCTGTGTCCCTGTATGTGAAGGCATATGGGTATGGGGGGATGGAGAATAAAATAAACGGAGGAACACATGCCGGCGGGTCGAACTGAGCGGCGGCCGAAGCAGGCTTCTCCCTGAAGCCTGAGCAGAAAGGAAGTGATGTTACGGACAGCACTGTAGTTGTGGCGCTGCTGTCCCTGGCGGGGACGTTTATCGGTTCCCTGCTGGGAATATTCGGCAGCGCGAGGATGACCAATTTCCGGCTGGAGCAGTTGGAAAAGAAAGTGGAAAAGCATAACCAGGTGGTGGAGCGCATGGCGGTGGCGGAGAATGCCATCAAGTCGGCGCATCACAGGCTGGATGATGTCAATTCGGAACTGGAACATATCAAAGGGGGAACTTGAATGGAACTGACGGGAATTGGAAGCGTGGCGGCGATTACGGTGATCTGCTATCTGGCGGGGGTGGTGGTGAAGGCCACGCCCTTTGACAACAACGGACTCATCCCCATTGTCTGCGGGCTTTTAGGCGGGATTCTGGGGGTCGTAGGCATGCTCTTTATGCCTGACTTCCCGGCCAATGATTTTCTAACCGCCGCGGCCGTGGGCATCGTCTCCGGGCTGGCTGCCACCGGCGCCAACCAGATTGGGAAACAGCTCACGAAGGGCGGGGACTTGTGATGGCGATAAAAGGCGTGGACGTCTCCGAAATGAACGGCAGTGTGGATTTTCAGGCGCTCAAGGCCGCGGGAATCCAATTTGTCCTGATCCGCTGCGGGTACGGGAGCGATTATCCCTTCCAGGATGACGCGTGCTTTGCAGAGAACGTCAGAAAAGCCGACACGGCGGGCATGCCTTGGGGCGCCTATCTCTACTCCTATGCGAAAAACGCGGACATGGCCAAAAGCGAAGCCGCCCATACCCTACGGGTTTTGAACGGCAGAAAGCCCGCCTACGGCGTCTGGTATGACGTGGAGGACTCTCAGCAGGCCGGGTGCGATCTGGCGGTGATCTGCGATACCTACTGCAGGGCGATGGAGGCGGCGGGACTATATGTGGGAATCTATTCCTTTCTGTCCTGGCTGCGGGGAAAGCTCGGCAGTCCTGTTCTGGACAAATACGACAAGTGGGTGGCGGACTGGGATACCTCCTGCGGCTACGGGAAGCCCTACGGTATTTGGCAGTTTACGGACAACCTGGTGATCGGAGGGAAAGCGTTTGACGGCAATTATGCCTACAAGGATTACCCGTCTCTCACGAAAGGAGGGAAACCTGTGAGCACGAAAAGCAGGGTGTTTTCTTCCCAGGAAAACGCCATCACCCAAGGGTTTGGCAACGGACATGGCGGCGTTGACCTGGGCTGGAAAACCGACCCGGAAACGCCCGTCATTGCCCACAGCGGCGGCACGGTGGTGTTTTGCCAGACTGGCTATGGGAACGACCAGGGCTCCAGTGGGAACGCTTCTTATGGCAATTGCGTTAAGATCAAACATCCTAATGGCTATTTTACCCTGTACGCCCATTTGAGCGGGGTGAAGGTATCTGATGGGCAGCAGGTGGAAAAGGGCCGGCAGATCGGCAACATGGGCAACAGCGGGAACAGCTATGGAAACCACTTGCATTTTGAAGTAAGAAATAAAAACGACGTCAGGATTGACCCGGTTCCGTATCTTGCGGCGGATCTGCCTGGGCTGAACACGGAAAAGGAGGAACCGGATTTGACGGAAGCAGAGGCAAGGAAGATCGCACGGGAGGAAATCGGCTACGCTAACCCCACCTACCATAAGGTCAGCGAAGTGCCCGACTACTGGAGAAAGGACATCCAGGAGCTGATGGACAAGGGCGTCATCCGCGGCGGCACGGCGGGAGACCTGGAGCTGCGGCACAGTGACGCGAAGGCGGCGGTTCTTGTAAAACGCGCTCTGGAGGCGGAGGACCCCATTTACCGCACCATTGACGACGTACCGGCCTGGGGCAGGCCCTATGTACAGGCTTTGATCGACCGGGGGACCCTGGAGGGCGAAGAGGCTCCCGTAAACGGCGTGAGGATTCTCAACATCCGGTACAGCGCCGTCAGGTTGATTAAAATGCTGGCGGAGGAGCCTGCTCCCGCAGATGCAGAATAAGACTGCCCGGGCGTACCCTCTCCTGGGCATAGTGAGAGCCCCCGGCTTCCTGGTTTGTTCCAGAGGCCGGGGGCTTTTTTTGGTTGATGTGATGTCCAAACAATGACCAAACGAAGGTTAAGACGAAAAAACAAGCCCTACAAATCCAGCAATAAAGCCAAATTTGAAGGGCTGAGTGTGGTCGAGGTGACAGGATTTGAATTTCAAAAATTGAATTTTCGGGGGTTTTATGGGATGATAAAAAGTTAGGAATGGCGCGGATAAAACAAGGGGCCAATGAGAAATAGCAAAGGTGGATTTGCTTTGGTTTTGGACAGATAATGACCAAACAATGACCAGAAAATTGGTTGGATGACGGGGCTTCAGGCCTTTTTGAGCAGGATGTTATCGAGGACATCTGCTGCTGCCGCTTCGGCGCTTTGAATCGTTTCTGCGTAAATATTCATGGTGGTACTGGCCTGGCTATGCCCCAGGCGTCCGGACACCGTGCGGACATCCACTCCGCCGGAAATCAGCAGGGTGGCATTGGTGTGCCGGAGTGAATGCAATGTGACTCGGGGCAGACCGTTTCTTTCCAGGATGCCGGACATATGCTTCCCCGGTATGCCAGGGTGCAGAGGAAATCCGTATTCTGTTGTGAACAACCGGGGATGCCGCTCCCATTCCGGGTTCCAGAGGTCTCCCATCTGCAGCCGCTTTGTGGCCTGGGCTACCTTCAGCTCCCTCAACAGATCCATCAGCGCTGCCGAAACTTTGGTGCTGCGCTGCGATCGTTTTGTCTTTGGCGTATCGGTGTATATGCCGACCTTAGACTGGTATTGAGAGGTTCTGCGCACGGTTATCACCGCGTTTTCAAAATCTACATCCGGCCATTCCAGGCCCAGCATCTCTCCGCGCCGGTAGCCAGTCAAAAGAGCCAGGGTAAAAAAGGCTCTATCCTGTACGGGCTCCTTCTCCAGCGCGTCGAGAAACTTTCTGGCCGCCACGTCATCCAGGCAATTGATCTCACTGGCCGGCTTTTTCGGCGCGGCTGCGGCGCAGGGGTTGCGCAAAAGGATCTCATTTTTTACGGCATACCCTAAAATGCTCGAGCAAAAAGCATGATAGTTCCAAATGGTCTTTGCGGACAGTCCCTCCTTTGTCCGCTTATTTTGCCCGGGCTGCCCCAGACTGTTATAAAAATTCCGGAAATGCTCGGGCCTGAGCTTCCCGATTTTGATATGGCCCAGAGCCGGATATACCCGTTTTGTCAGCGCTTTGGCCTCTTCCAGGGTTTTTGTTTTCAAATGAGACCTCGCGTATTCTTCAAACCACTGCTCTGCAAAATCCTGGAATTTTGTGTTTCCGTTTGCAAGGCCGTTCCGGCATTTTTCTTCGAACAGAACGGCCTGACGGTTCAGCTCTTTTTCAATCTGTTTCGCTGTCATCTTGGGATCCGGGGTCCAGGTCATGGATTTCATGACCTGATTCCCGTTTGGCCCGTACCCGCAGGAGCAGCGGATCCGGTAGGACGCTCCGCGTTTTGTGATGTTTGCCATGTCCTGCCTCCTGTTTCTGGGCGCAAAAATCCCGCCCTCTTGATTTTGGGGACGGGATAGGGTACAATATCAATGCAGTTGATTCTGTACCTCCGGCCCGTCCGGTGGTGGCCGCTCGTTCCGTGTGCTAGACGGAGCGGGCGGTTTTTTTATTTCAATTTAATGGCAATTGGGGCACGCTCTGGTTTTCCCAGCCGCAGCGGCTTCTTCCACCGTTCCGCTTTGGATGTTTTTGGAACGGGAGAGGGAGGGGCACTGGTCTGTGGAATGGTAAACCGCGCCGTTTACGACCCAATACACCGCGGCGCCGGGCTCCGGCTGCTCCGAGGCGATGGGGACGAAAAACTCAATTCCTTCGATCATACGCGGGATATCCGCCTGCATCTGCAGGTATTCCTGCTGGTATTCCATGTCGTACTGGTAATCGGTGGGCTCACGCCACACGATGTGATAGTTGACTCCATCCACGGTGACCTGGGTTAGAAAATGGGTGGAGGGAATATGGATATACTCCTCACGGCCGGCATATGCGCTGAGCTGGAACAGCATGCCGCCGTGGCCGGTATAGAGGTTATTGGTGGAATAGAAGGTGGCCCCCAGGCCGTCGCTGCGCCCGGTGGCGGTATACCGGTCTTTCCAGGTCGCGGGAATCGGGATGGACAGGGTGGCGTTTCCGGCTTCGTCCCTCAAGGTGAGGAGCTCGTCCGTGGGCTTTGGATCATCCGTGATTTCGGTATTCACAAGGATTCTATCGGCGCAATACAGGATTTGCGCCACCTGCGCCCGGGTCGCCTCTAATTTCGGGATCAGATATCCATCGTCCGTCCCGTTTATAATCATATGGGTGGTCGCCCATTCCAGGCTTTCGACAGCATAATTGGACGCATTGCTTTTGTCGAAGAATTGGTTGAAGCGGTCTGAACGGAAGGTGGTATCGTTTCCCGTTTTCTGGGCATAGCCGTACAATATTTTTGCGATCTGCTCCCGGGTGATGGGGGCGTCCGGGCTGAATTTCCCCGCTCCCGTACCATTGACGATTCCGTTGCTGGCGGCCCAATTGACGTAGGGGGCATAGTACTGCCCTGCCTTCACGTCCTCGAATTGCTGCTCCGTATACAGGCTTTGCTCCACGTTGGATTTCCGCCCCAACACAGTGACGAACATGCCGCGGGTCATGGACTGCTCCGGGCTGAAGGTGGTTTCGCCGGTGCCGTGAAACAGTCCGTTTGAGACGGCGTACTCCACCGCGTCGTAGAACCAGTCCCTCGCTTTGACGTCGGAAAACTGCTCCACAGAGGCGGCGGAGGCTGTGACCGGAATCGCGCCGGCCAACAGGGCTACGGACAGCAGCATTGCCAAAATTTTCTTTTTCATTACCTCAAGCCCTCTTTCATAATTGTTTCCACGGTATCAAAAACAAGTACCGTGAATTTGCAGCACTGGTAATTTTTGTAAGTGTCCTCGAACGGTCGATTTTTGACCGCGAATGGTTTAGTGTGAATATATTTCATTTGATTTATGATTTGTATCGTATTAACATGTAAATAAAGGAAAAATACGCAATCTCACTTTAATTCCACATTTTTCATTACAGAATATCTTTACTTTGTGCTTGCATATTGCGAACAGATGTTCTATAATGAGCTTACAAAAAACTGGTTGGCGTTTGGAGGGTGCCGTTATGAGCAGTGAAGAATGTAAAGAAAAAATCATTCACTTGTTGGACTACATACAAAATCGAAAGATTTTGCTGGAAATCTATAGCATCATCAAACGGCTTGCAGGCAGATAATTCTTATGCCTTACCCTCGCATCCGAGACTTTTTACGAAGTCTCGGATTATTTTTTTGTTTTTTTCATCAAGCTTCATATAGGAGATGATAATGTTTTTAATAAAATCGTCCTCTCCACCAATTACATCAGCAATATATTTCCCCAATTCGGTTCCCTCCGGCAGTTCAACGAACATCTCTCCTTCGCCGGTGCGGAGCCATTCTTCGTTTACGTCGAACTCGCGGCAAATATCTTTAATTACACGCTCGGTTATATTTCTTTTACCTGATTCATAGTTCGAAACAGAAAATCTTGAAATTCCTATCTTGGTGCCTAATTCATCTTGGCTTATTTTAAGTGTTTCTCGAATCTTAACTAATCGTTTAGATAGGCTGTTACTCAACATTTTCACCTCCATCTTGCTTAATTATAACAGGTCTGTTTTCAATGTCAACACGTTGAAAACAAAAATTTGATGTTTTCTTTGCCAACTTTTTTTACTCAAACCCTATTGACTTTGTTTTCAAAATCACTTATAATGTGGGCAATGAAAACAAAAGGAGGAGAAACCTTGAGCTCACGTATGGTTCATAAAGGCTTATTTGAAGTAACGGATTCTGGAGAAGTCTACAGAATGAAGGGTTCCCACAAGGAACTGGCAAAGCAAATTAAAACTGGCAAGGACGGAAAATACCTTTGTGTAACAGCTTTTGTATCTGGAAAGCAAAAACATTTTTATGTCCATAGACTCGTTGCGGAGGCGTTCATCCCGAATCCCTACAACTTGCCTATGGTAAATCATCTTGACGGCAATCCTTCTAACAATGATGTGACGAATTTAGAGTGGTGTACAGCAAAGGAAAATGTACAGCACGCTTATAGAACAGGTTTGATTAATCCTTATTCGAAAGCCGCTCCCTGCCAATATTGTGGTGAACCTACTCTTTCAAAAGACGTAATTTGCCACGACTGTAAAATTCATTTGAAAAGCGAAGCAAAAAGAGTAGACCGATTTGCTGAATTGAGAGATTCCTTACTGCAGATTGATCAAACTCGGCTGACACCTACACAGCAGAAATACTTAAATTTAAGGATAGAGGGGTACACTTTGCAGGAAATTGCAGATATGTACGGCGTTTCCCGCCAATGTGTGGACGATTCCATTAAACGTGCGTATTTAAAATCAAACAATCCACCTAAGATTAATTCTGTAATAAGCCGACAAATCAAACAATACCAATGCAAACTTTTCAAAAAGGAATCCCAGTTATCTCGTCTACAATTAAGCGAAGACATTTTGAAAAAGGAAATAATGGAACTTGAAAAATCTATAAGTGATCTGCAAGTTTCAAATGACATTTCCCAAATAGCATAAGATTTGAGGTGACGCCATGTTACAACCAAAGAAAAAGAGGGAAGCCAGAGAAATGGCAGAGGATCTGTGCAAGTTGGATCATCAGAATCAGGTGATAGTAGACCATTCCATTCAACTACTGCTTGCCAGCCAAACCCTGCACGACCAAAAAAATTGCCCACCCGCCCCGCACGACAAGCCGGCTTAAGAAGGAGGTGAAATGAAATGGTAACTTATCCAGTTTTGATAGGGGAAATTGCAAAACGCGGAATTAAAAAGAAAACGATAGCTGACAGCATAGGGGTGTGCAGCAAATCGCTGACTAACCGATTATTAGGCAAGGTTCAATTTACCTGGCCGGAAGTACAAATAATTCAACAGCATTTTTTCCCCGATGTGGAGGTAAAAGATCTTTTTGCTACCAGTGACAAAGCAAAAAATTGAACCGGATGCTGCAACATCCGGCCCAGTTGGTAGAACGATTTACTTTTTCTTGCTACTGCGTGTCTGTGACAAAGCACTACCGGCTGCGGTTTTACTGGCTTTACTTGTGCGGCCATCACGCAATACCTTTGATGCAGCAGATGCAGCTCTAGGACTCGTTTGTCTCTTATTCATTCGTTCACCTCCCTTCTACGGAATTATTATATCTTTATGGGAAGGAAACGTCAACACTATATATGGTGTTAAATACGAGAATTTAAAGAGGTGGTTTACAACATTTTGTGGATATCTATAACCTTCTTAAACATATGGCGAGTGATTACTTTACTCGGACTATATGACCCGGCGGAGTGAGAAAGGAGGGGGAGAAGGGAGGTAAAACAGATGGGGCGGGAACAAAAGACAATTGGTACAGCTACAAAACAGAAAGCAAGATGAATGCCTATTGTAGGTAGGGCCGGAGCGTGAAGAAAGGAAATGATGGGAGAAAGGTGGTGAAAGAATGCGGTTACGAGATATGAAGCACGCGGCGTTTGAACTGAAAAAGCAGGATCCGAAAACGGCGGTTACATACGACCTGATACGGAAAAGCGTATTGACGGGAGTTCTGCCTTATTTCCAGGTGGGAAGAAAAAAACTGGTGGACATCGATTCGTTGGAGCAGCAGCTGTTCCTGGAAAAAGCAGCGGATAGAGAACTGGGAGGGGACCTATCATGATTTACATATTAGGAACGCTGGGCCTGACCAGCCTGGTGCTGGGAGCGATGGGGTACCTGATGGACAGGCCCCGCAAGAGGGAGCGCAGGGCGCTGCCGGAGCCGAAAAGGCGGGAGGGGGCGGTGGACTATCTGCACAACCCGGAGCAATAAGAAAAGCCGCTCTCCGACTGGCATCGGAAAAGCGGCGCACAAAAAATAACCTAAATAGAATATAGCAGAAAAGAGGAAAAAAGTCAATGAAAGCAATCTTACGAGAAGTAAAAGAGGTTTATGAAACCATGGAAATATCCGAATTGGTAGAAAAGCTCAAAACAGGAAAGTGGATTGTATTCCGCGTGGTAGAGAAAGAAAACGGGCTCAACTATATACTGGGCCGGGTTACTTAAGATTCTTTCACCCTGCCCAGAGAGTAATATGAGAAAGGAAGTGTTTGTCAAATGGTGAACACGATAGAGACCCGGGGACTGGGAGCGGGGAGCTATCCGGAGGCGCCGGAGCTGCCGGAGGAAGGGGCAAGGTGTGAGCGTTGCGGGTGGCACCGGGGGCTGAAGGAAGTGGACGGGCAGCTGCTGTGCCTGGAATGCCGGACGGAGTACTACCGGGAGGCCTGCCGGGGCCGGTACTGGAGCTTTATCAACCGGAGCAGGGAGGAGCAGCGGCGGTTTGCGCTGGAATTCTGGTTTCAGAACCTGCCGCCGGAGGAGCAGGGGCGGATCGCTATGGAGGCCTTTTGCCATGAGTATGAGACGCCGTTCCCCCAGAAGCAGAACGAGAAATCCGGAATTGTGTCGGAGTACATTCACAGCAGCAAGAGCGAGTTTGCGGACTACATAGAGAGCCGGGACGGGGCGGCATAGGAGGATTAATAATGGCGGTATATATGCCCAATGAAATGGATTTTCAAGGCAAAAATTTTTCCATGATTATCAGCGGATCGCCTGGTATTGGCAAGACAACGCTGGCGCTGTCAGCGCCGGATCCGGTGCTGGTGGATTTTGACGAAGGTGTGAGCCGTGTCAAAGCAAGGCACCGTAAGCCGACTATCATGGGAAAGACCTATGAGGAAATCCGAGACGATATTGAGACCTCCCAGTTGGTGAAGGACGCCAAAACTATCGTGATCGACACAGGAGGAGCCTTCATTACTTACTTGCAAGACTGGGCTATCCGGGACAACTCCACTGTGAATAAGCAAAAAAGCAGCAACGCCATCTCCCAGAAAGGATTTGGAGCGGTAAAAGCAGAGTTTGTGAGATTCACCAACGTATTGCGGACGGTCATGAAAAAGAATGTGATCTACATTTTTCATACAGTGGAGGAAAAGGACGGGGATGTCACCAAATACCGGTTGATGTGCGAGGGTTCGGCCCGGAACATTGTTTGGCAGCCCTGCGACCTGGGATGCTACATGATGATCACAGGGAACAAGCGCTACCTGGGATTTACGCCGACAGAGCAGTATTTTGCGAAAGGATGCTATGGGATCAGCGGCCTGGTCGAGGTCCCGGAACTGACGGAATCCACGCCCAACGACCTGATTACACATCTTTTCCAAAAAGCGCGTGAAAACATTGTCCGGGAAGCGTCGGAAGGAGCAGAGAACCAGGCAAAATACGAGGCTGCCATGGAACAGGTAAAACAGATCGTCGCCGGGGTTGAAGACGCCGGAAGCGCCGGAGCGGCCGCGGAGGGATTAAAAAAGTTGGAGCATGCCCTTTCCAGCGAACGGGAAGCCCGGGCTATGCTGTCAGCCAGGACAAAGGATCTGGGCTTGAAATGGGATAAGGCGGCGAAAGCGTATGTCGAAGAAGCCTAGGCTGCTCATGACACAATCCTTGTTGTCTGCATGGCAGTGGCAATTCAAAGCCTTTGACCCGGAAAGCGCTCACAGGGAATTCCTGCGGACGCTGCGCCGGGAAAAAACCAGGCCGAACCAGGCCATGCTGGACGGGATCAAATTTGAGAACATGGTAACGGAATTCTGTGCGGGGGCTGAACTGCCCCAAGGTCACGAATGGGAAGAAGGTATTCGCGGCATTGGAAATAGAGTGCGCGGGTGTCAATTCCAGGTGCCGGCCTATCGGGATATCCTGGTGGACGGGATCCCGTTTTTGCTCTACGGCAGGTTGGACGGGCTGCAGGCGGGAATTATTTTTGACATCAAATTCAGCCGGGGTTATCAGGTCGGAAAATATTTGGATAGTCCCCAACACCCCATGTATTTCGCCTGTGTACCGGAAGCCAAACGTTTTGATTATGTAGTGTACACAGGCAAAGACGTATGCGTGGAATCCTATACTCCCGGGGAAACGGTTCCCATCGAGAGAATCATCCGGGATTTTATCCGGTATTTGGAAGACACCGGGCTGGACAAACTTTATTGTGAAAAGTGGGAAGCGTTATGACCAAAAAAGAGGAATTCATTGAGATCTATCGAAAAGAGATCCACCGCGAGGGAGCGGACAAATTGCTGGCCTGGCTGGAAAAGACAGACTTTTTCACCGCCCCGGCCAGCACACGGTATCACGGGGCATATGAGGGAGGGCTGGCGGAGCACAGCATCCATGTTTTTGAGCGGCTGCGGGCGCTTTGCGGATTGGAATCCCAGGGGAAAGCAGCTTTGAAAGGACCGTCTGTGGAGACGATGGCCGTCTGCGGGCTCCTGCACGACATTTGCAAGGCCGACTTCTATGCCGTTGAGATGCGAAACCGTAAAAACGGGCAGGGGCAATGGGAGAAGTACCCGTTTTATGTGGTGAACGACCAGCTCCCCTATGGCCATGGTGAAAAGAGCGTATATATCATCAGCGGGTTTATGAGGCTGTCACGGGAAGAAGCGATGGCGATCCGCTGGCATATGGGCGGATTCGACGAAGCGGTAAAAGGCGGGAGCTATGCTTTGACCGGAGCTTACGGAGAGTACCCCCTGGCCCTGCTGACTCATCTGGCGGATATGCAGGCCACCTATTTAGACGAAACCAAGGAGGAACAGAAATGAGCATTTTTGACGGGTACAGAAGAGAAGAACGGAAACGCACGGAACCCGGAGATTACCGGGTATCCATTGTGGGTGTGGAGGAAAAAGAAAGCCAGGCGGGAAACCCTATGCTGGTGGTGGCGATCCAGCCCAACGGGTCGGATATCAGGATCAATCACTACATCGTCAAGAATGAATATTTCAACCGCAACCTGACGGACCTTTTCGACAGTTTTGGGATTGAGGAAGGAAACTATGAGACGCTTTCTTGGATTGGAGCTGTCGGCGGAGCAAAACTAAGAGAAGACAAAGACGGTTACCTGAAGGTGCAGTATTTTCTTTCTCCAGAAAAGCAGGACAAGCTTCCCCCCTGGGAGGGAGACCTTCCGGAACGCCAGAAAATCCATTCAGTTTCTGGAAGCTTTGAGGAGCTGACGGAAGAAGACCTCCCTTTCTGACGCCATGAAGCGGCGTTTTACTGAAAAAGAGGCGGCAGCCATTCTCAAACAAATGGGAATACTGGCCGATACCAGGGAGCAGGTGTGGGACCATGTGAAAAAATCCCTGGAATCCCTAAAATGTCCTGTGGAGAGAGGCAAGCTGGATCAAGGAGATTACACGGCCTTTGTCCCTATGAATGCTTTCCCGGGGTGCGGCGGCGTCCCGGGGATAACTTCCCTGCAGGATGAAATCGTGATTGAACGGAAGGCAAATCTGGACGAAATCGCGGGGAATTTCACTGTGGGCAGGGAGAGGTTCGAACGGGAATTCATCCGGGCCAAGGCAAACGGCATCAAGGTATTCCTGCTTATCGAGAACGCTTCTTGGGAAGATGTATTCTCCCACAACTATCAAAGCAGACTCAACCCGAAATCCCTTTACGGCAGCCTGCTTTCCTGGCAAGCTAGATACAACGTTACAGTGCAATTCTGCCGTCCGGCTGAGACCGGGCGCATCCTATATGGAATCCTGTATTACTGGCTGAAGAACAAACTGGAGGGATGAGCATGGACCTATTCGGGGAAGTGAGGCGGCTGGTATCCATGGAGGAGGCGGCACGGCGGTACGGGTTTGAGCCGGACAGGCAGCGCAAAATCCGCTGCCCATTCCATGAGGACAGCCACCCCAGCCTGCAGCTCTACCATAATGGCCGGGGCTGGTGGTGCTATGTGTGCGATCAGGGCGGCAGCGTCATCGACTTTGTGAGCAGGCTGTTTTCCATCAGCCCCCGGGAGGCCGCCCTGAAGCTCAACGGGGATTTTTCTTTGGGGCTGGCTGCCGGGCCCGCCC